CCGGTGGCCCTGGCCGCCGTTCCCGGTCCGGCGCTTGGGGTTGGCTGGGGCGCGGGATCCGGTCGATGAAGCCGGTTTTAAGCCAGTGGCTCGGGCTGTCAGGGTTGGTTGTGGCAATGAGTTTCGCACCGGGCACGCTGAGGCGGCCTCGCAGCTGGATGAAGAAGGGCTCAGGGAGCAGTGTTGCTTCATCGACATAGGCACCGGCAAGTGTTACGCCTCGGACTTTGTTCTCGGCTGCAGCGTCGTTCGCGCCGATGAGCTGGACTCGGCGGCCCATGATGACAGCCGTATCCGACCGGGTGGAGTGGCGGCCAAGCGCTCCGGGTGCCAGCATCTCGATCACGTCGAGAACGTTTCGCTGGATCGTTGTTCGCGTCTTGCCGATGATGGCCAGGTGGCCTTTGGGTGCTTGTGGGATCCAGTGGAGGAAGGCCAAGAGGCTTGAAAAAGTCTTGCCGGAGCGGATGGCTCCGTCCATGAGGATGAATTTAAAAGCAGGGTTGAGCATGTCCTGCCAAGCCTGGATCTGCTTAGCTGATAGCGACATGCCGTGCCCTCCTTAGTCAGGTGTTGCGGCTGCGGCCTTGATGGAGTTTGAGAGCAGCTGGGTGAGCATGTCGTACGTCTCCTTGGCTTCGTCGGCGGCCTTTGGCGACTCCACGCCGTGCAGCTTCTCAATCTTGGTCATGATGGCGAGGCAGCGATCCATGGCGAAAAGATCACCCCGGACGGCTTTCTCGTAGGCGACTGCGAGCAGTTCGTCGCAGCGGTGGAGTTCGAGGTCTAGGACTTCTTCTGCCCGGTCGCGCGTGATGTCCTTCAGCGCGTCCTCGACGTACTTGTGGGAGGTGGCCACGCTGATCTTCATCGCCTTGGCGATGGCGCGGTATGGGTATCCAGAGAGGCGGAGTCCGAGGGCTTCGTGCATACGGTCTCGGCGTTCTTTTTTCAGCCGGGTGGTTTTCGGTCCTTCGCGTCTGGGCACAGCGGCCTCCTTTCGGAAAAGGCGCGGGCATAGCAAAAGCCCGGGAGTGTGGCTATCTACCGGGCTTCTACTACTACTTGAAAGGGCGCTGGCGCTAATGGTTAGCATCTCTGCTAGGCACACTTTTAACGCCATTACCATATTAGCAGGGTTCACGCTTTCAACGCAAGCAACCTCGTGATGGCTCCAACGCGGTAAAGCGCCGGTCCTTTGCCTTCCTGCCTCGGTTTAATTTTTTCCCGAGCGATCCAGGTTTTAAGCGTTCCCTGCGGGATCATCTGACCGGACACCATCTCAGCCGCGCGCCTGGCCTGCTCACGCGGAAGCCACAGCTGCGCGAGGTTAGCGTAAAGCTGGGCCAGAGCGTCGCCCACGTCGAACCTGGTTCCACACTCATGGCAGACGGCCTCTTCAGCCTCGGGCCTTACTGTCACATCCACTCCGCACTCCGGGCATGGGCCTACGTAGCGGCGCTGAGCACGCGCTGGGCTTGTGAGAAGCTCGATCCGGTGGAGGGCGTAGGTCAGTTCGTCGATCATCTGAGGCGCTTCGTCCCAGTTGCGCAGGTGGGGTGCGCTGACCTGGAAGATCCGCCGGGCCTGGTACCAGTCGCCCGTCTTGTAGGGGACCGGTGGCAGAGCGTAGTTCCTTGTGGCCACGGCCCAAGCGTCTACCGCGTCGCGCATCTCGCCGATCTCTTCCAAGAGAGCAAGGCTCAGAGGCGGTTTTGAGGTGGCCGTGCCTCCACCGCCTCCCGCCCGGTGGGTGGTCAGCGAGTAAGTCGCGTCCTCCATGAGCGAGGGCAGGTCTGACACTAGCGTGACCAGCCGCGCGCAGGCGCTCCGGCTAACGGTCTCATGGCGTTTGATAGGTTCACCGGTGATAGGGCAAGTGTGTTCGATCATGGTTAGCACTCCTTCGCGCTGGATGGATGGATGGTTTTCGACAGCTCCGCCTTCACCGCATCGATCAAGGCAGACTGGGTTACGTCTTTGGTTTCAAGGGCTTTCATCACACGTTCGTCAATCGTTGAACGGGCAATAAGGTGGTGAACAGAGACCGGGAAACGCTGGCCTTGACGCGCTAAACGCGCGTTAGTCTGTTGATACAGTTCGAGGCTCCAAGGCACCGTGTACCAGACCAGGTGATGGCCGCCCTCCTGCAGATTCAAGCCATGCCCTGCTGAGGCAGGGTGGATCAGACCAACAGGGATACGGCCCGTGTTCCAGTCCCTCATCGAAGCCGCGTCTGAGAGCTCGCGCGCCTGCGGGAAGGCTTCAAGCAGACGTGCCAGGTCAGACTTGAACCAGTAGGCCACCATGACAGGGGAGCCGCTGGCGGCCTCGATCAACTCGCCCAAGGCCTCGATCTTCGCACCGTGGACCAGCTCGGCTGTGCCCTGCTCGGTGTAGAGACTCCCGGAGGCCAGCTGCATGAGCTTGTTCGATAGGCCTGCAGCGTTCTTCGCGTCTACCAAGCCGCCTGGCAGGCTTAAGAGCATCTGCTCGCCCAGCTGCTTGTACGCGCGCCTGGCAGTCGCTGGAAGATCGACAGGCACCACTGTGGAGGTGACGGGCGGAAGGTCGAGGTGGTCTACCGCGCTCATCGAGAGCGTGATGTCGTTGATCCGGGCGTAGATCGCCAGGTCCGCGTCATGCTTGAGCTTCCAGGTGAAGATCTGGGCGGCGCTGCGCTTATCCGGCTGGAAAAATTCATCTCGGTAGTGGGTGAGGAAGTGGCCGAGGCGCTTACCGCCGTCAATCAAGCGGAACTGCGCCCAGATATCCAACAGGCTGTTAGGCGCTGGCGTACCGGTGAGGGCGACCATCCGAGTGATTTTCGTTAGCACCGACTTCAGGGCCTTGAACCGCTTAGACTGATGGTTCTTGAACGATGAAGATTCATCGAGGATCACCATGTCAAACGGCCAGGCTTTCCCGTAGTTCTCGACCAGCCAGGGAATAGTGTCCCTGCCTACCGTCGTAACCAGTGCTCCGCTCTCGATGGCCTTAGAGCGCTGCTTCGCGTCTCCCACGGCGCAGGCCACGTCCAAGCCCGCTAAGTGGTCCCACTTGGCCGCTTCGTCCGCCCAGGTGTCGCGAGCGACGCGAAGAGGGGCGATCACCAAGACGCGGGAGACCTCAAAACGATTGAGGGCCAGGTCTTGAATCGCTGACAGGGTAATCACCGTCTTACCGAGGCCCATGTCGAGGAAGAGCGCGCACCTGGGATGCTCCACCACGTAATCGATGGCGGCGCGTTGGTAGTCATGCGCCTTGAATTGCATCGCACACCGCCTCTACCTCGGAGATGTCATCGAGGACCAGGCAGGTTGCGCCCAGGCCTCGAAGCTGATCGATCCGAACCACCTGGACGGGGCGGGGCTTTTCGCCTGGGGCCTTGACCTCCACAAAGCCGATATGCCCACCGGGCAGAATCACCACTCGGTCAGGCACACCGACCGTTGACGGCGAAACAAATTTCCAGCACACACCGCCTTTTGCGCGCACCGCTTGGACTAACTTTTGTTCAACTGTTTTTTCTCGCACACCTGGCTCCTTCGCCGTGTGCTCTGGGAACAAGTGGAACAAGAATTTCGGCAAACTTTGAAAAGCCCTATATATACGTGTATATGCGCCTATACGGGGTGTATATATGCCCATTTACTCTATATAGAAATTTCTTGTTCCACTTGTTCCAGAGACTTATTTTTCATTGATATTTAGCGGTTTTTACCGGCAACAAGCTCTGGAACAAGCTCTGGAACAAGTAAGTTTTCAACTATTCTTGTTCCAGAGCAACGCTCGGAGCTTGTTCCCAAAAATCCAAGCTTGTTCCCATAACGGCAGAGCTTGTTCCGTAGCTTGTTGCTAGAAAACATCTTTTTTCGACGCTTCCGGGAGCCTTATAAAAGCCCTCTGCCGTCCATATGGGCCTCTGTGGAGGGGGTTCTTTCCAGCCTCCCAACCAAGCTTCCTAAGCGCGTTTCCGATCCAGTAAGAGTCGCGCCTCGATAGGTCCGCCTGGCGTTTGTCCAGGCACTCGCACCAGATTTCAATCACGCTCACACTGTCTCTTTGGACTAGCTCGCGAGGCTCGGAGTCAGGGGCGATCCCCATGAACCAGTTGCGGCGCTCTGAGGCGCTGAGCTTTGCCCAGTCTGAGGTGATCTGTCGGTCCAAGAACTCGGCGATCATGCCCACGCGCTCATCGACTTCGATAGCGTCCCTCTGTCGCTCTTTCGCCATCCGGGCGACAGTACCCGTGAGGTGCAGCGGCTCGCCTGCGCGCTCCAGCGTGACAGCCTCGCTCCAGATCTGGGCCACATCCCGGTCGGTCAGATCCCAAGGCTTCGCAATACAGTCGCCCGTCACGTCGACCGGCCACATGCGGCGGGTTCCCCCCCGGTCTGTGGGAAAAGCGCGCCTGCGGGTGGGTTGTTCCCTGCTCCCTTGTAGGGAGCCGGGGGGGCAAACCTTCGCCTCGCCGCGTGCGCATCTTGAGGAACTCTTCATCCGCACGGGAC